TTCAGGAATCGGGTTTGGAGGCATCCATTGACCGCAGCCTCCGCAGGCAAAGCCCCGTCAGCGTCTGCACGTTGGTTGAAGGCAAGCCAAAACGGATTGCCACCGCCAAGCAGTTGGTTCGTGGGATAGCCGTAGCCGTAACCGATTAGCATTGCTTACAGGAATGTGAAACCGATGACCGAACCGACGCTTGGAGTAACGGCCGTAATCTTACCGCCATTGCGACCGCTTATCACGATGCCAGCGGAAAGGGACTTGCCACTAAAGTTGTAAGCGGTTAGAAGGTTTTCGCTTCCAGTTCCAGTAAGGGTTGTGAAAGTCGCAGCGGTGTTGACTACCAAGAAGTCGTAGTTCTTACCAGTAACGGCTCCATCAACGAATTCCATCGTACCGCCTTGGCCAAGCATTTGTTGCAATATGGGTGTAGGCATTTTTTAGCGTTTAATTGTAAATGTAGATTAGGTAGGAATTTCACAAACCGAATGGCCGTAAGGGATTTCAAAAGTCATCGTCGCCTGCCACCCAGCCGTGCGGTCGTCCCGGCTCTCTACAAAGCGTGTAAGGCTCACGCTGGATGATAGGGTCCAGTCCTCGTTTGGGTCGTTTGTAAGCGATGATATGAAGTCCTGTGCGATTTGTAGTTGGTCGCTTAAGACCTCATCTTCGTTATCCTGCCAACCCAACGTAGGACTGCCTGAAACCACTCCGCCCATCGGTTTGATGGATTCAACACGGTCAGAAAAGTAAACCCCAACCACCAAGTCCAAAGTACCAGCGTCAGTATTTGCAGACTGCACGTCCGCAAAAACGAGCGGATAGACGATGCGTTCACGGCTTGGGGTTCGCAGGTTGATGGTGTTGTCCGTGCCGATTGCAAGCGGGTCGCCCGTCCCGAAGGAGTTGACCTGTGGATGAGCATTTGCAAGGTCCAGCAGGGCTTGCTTGATTTTTATCCATGACATAATTCTGGAGTTTCAGTATGTTTTTTTTGTGCGCTCCCATGCTTAGCAGTCATTACACGCCCCGAATTGGCCGTAGGGGTAGGGGTAATCCAAGTTGCTGATTCCCATTCGCCTGTTGCGGTCTAAGACCATCCCGGTTCGGTAGTTGGTAGCGTTCGGGTAGATGGTATCCAACGCAGACGGAGGCGAGTTCCAAAGCGGATAGGAGTTGCGGTTCTCCATGAGGTAGCGAGTAATCCGCTCGGAATACCACTCCGCATCGTTCTTCACTTTGTCGGTCAGCCGGGTGATTTCTTCCATGCTCATCTGCGAGGACTCTTCGCTTGTTCTGCGAACCATCCCCTTGTTCATGTACTTGAACGCCAACACCATCGGCAACTCGTAGTAAAGCCATTGAATCATAGCAGGCTGAATATAGTCCTCCAGCAGCGTTTGGTTCAGCGCAGACGTTGAACCGCTGACGACCTGCGTAACCAATTCCCCGTACAACGGAGAGCCAACGATGGGCTGAATCCGCATCTCTTGGACCTTGACAACCGTAGGCCGTATCTGCGTGTAACTGACGTTCTCATTGATTATTGAGTTGTCAAGCAGCGTTTCTTCGCTTATGAATAGTGCCTTCATGCCTTTGAAATTTTGTTGCCTTTGCGGATTACCAACTGCTGCTCCCACACGTGCCTACATTGTGGCCTGTTCACTCCGCTCGGTGTGTGATACCAACCGCCCCTCCTGTTCCAAACAGAGTAGCCCATGATTGCACTAATCCCATCGATGTCGTCCCTCGTGTAAACCTTGCCCTGCCCGGCCAAGTCAAGCATGACCTTGCAAAACTCACGGCTGGAACCTTTGTCCTTGTTGCTGAACCCTGTGGCCCATGCGTACTTGTAGCGGACCTCCAAGACTGGCTCGGCAACTTCCTTCACGTTCTTGGGAAGATTCTGCTCGGCAATCTTGTCCACGGCCCGGCTGATTGGGTAGCGGTCCTTGGTTATCAAGTAGGCGACTCGCTTGGCAACCTTCGCCTTGCTGACCCCGAACTCCTTTGCCATTTCTTCAACCGATGCGTCCCGATTCTTCTTGCGGTAGGCCTCAATCTTCAAATCTAATTCTTTTTCTTCCTCGCCCAGTTCGGCAAAGGCTAAACGGATGTTTTCATCAATGTTGGCATCGAACCGCATCGGCTTGGAGTGCATCACATGGTAGTCGTCGGCATGGCATCCGAACTTGCTTGCAACCACTTCCAAGACCTTGAACTCTTCATCGCCCCATCCGTAGTCTTCGTCGTCTTCCTCGCCCCAAGTCGGTTCGCTGAACTCTTGGGACTGCACTCCGAGCATCGTGTCAATCTCTTGGGCTGATAAACCGAAGCCTGCTGATAGCATGGTCCGGGCCATCTCCAGCGTGATTTTCTCCTGCATATACTGACGCACGATTCGCATCAGGTTTTGATACTCACGGCCTGACAACTTCTTGATGTTCTCGTTGGATGCCAAGCCTTGCGGTGCAGTAGGTTCAGGGCTGACCTCTACGGCTGCCGTTTCCCCAGCAAGACCCGAACCCTCTGCCTTTGCAGGCAAGGACACCAAGGCCCTGATTTCGTTTGCTGACATAGATTCCAAGACCTTGTTGGCAACCAACGGAGAGAGCGAATTGATAGCCGTGATAACGTCTTGGACGCTTGATTCAGTCTTGATTTCAATCGGTGGCAATCCTGCTTTCTCACGCAGTTCAGCAGGGGTCATGGCTTGAAGCAGAGCCTGTTCGCTCAACTGCTCCGTGATTGGGTTGGTAGGAATCAATTCCATGCCCTCAACTCCATTGAAAGACCCCAAGTAGTTTATCATTCTTTCGACCTTCTGCACCCGGTCGTTGACGTAGGTCGCCTTGAATAGTTCGTAAGCCTCGACTAATTCAGTCCTTCCTCCGAGTTGGCCTTCGGTTTTGACACCGAATAACGCTGGATTCGTTACACGATGTGCGATGAATATCTCTTGCTGGATGGCTTTGTTCAATATCTCGAACTGCTTATCCATGTCGCTTGGAGTGAGCGGTTCAAGTGTCGGGGCCTTGGCTGCATCGTCGTTGAAGGTTACAACAAAGCGACCAGCGTTATCCGTACCGCTGAATTTACGTTTGATTTGACGCTCGATGTCGCCTTGCTCTTCGGGGGTCGGGATGCCGTTGTTGAAGTTTATCAAGTATCCCCCCCAAAAGTTGTTGCGGAGGTTGTTGTTGTGGAAGTTCGCCACTTGCACATCTGCCTCAATCCAAGCGTTCCCTCCGATGTATTCGGGGAGCGGGTAGTGCTTAACGCCAGCAGCGTAGACCCGATAGTAGAACAACTGCTTTCCGAGGCGATTCTCCGGGTCGAATGCAGGGATTTTCTCAATGTCCCCAACTTTGGGGAAGAGTTGCATCATGTCATCGTTGTACCAGTCAGCCACCTGAAACATCTTCTCCTCCTTGTCAACCCTGATTTTCTCAAAGGGAACGTGTTCCATCTTGGCAATGGTCCCAAGTTTGGACCAAGTAACCGCAACCGCAAATCCGTTGAAAATCTCCAAGTCCAAGACCAGTTTCTCAGTGATGTCGTTCAGGTCCTCCGTGCTGGAAAGTCCGTCAAAAAACTTGATGAATCGGGCCTGCTGCTCCACGGTCAGGTTGTCGCCTGCCTGCCAGCCTCCGCCCATGATGTAGTTCACCTTGCCGTTGACGATAGCGTTGTGCTTCGAGGACCTACGATAGTTGTCAAGCAGGTAGTATGGATATTCGTTCGCAAAACCATAGGTTATGTACTTGCCGGACCTGTTTTCCAGCATCACTGGGACCTTATGCTCTATCCCAAGCCATTGGGTAAAGTGTTGAGTAGATTTATTACTCATAGCGTTGTAGCAGTAAAGTTGAGGGACTGAATCGTGATGGCTTCGGCTGAATCGATGGACTTGACGTACAGGCTGAACACATCGTTGACCGCAGCGGTGAGGTAGGTTTCAACATAGACCGCATGGCCGTTGTTGTGGCTCAACGTAAGCGATGCCTTGCTGGAGGCTATCGTGTTGCCGTTCTTGGCGATGTACCACTCGAAATCCCTGCTGTTGCTGGCCGAAAAAGTCATGTTTGCCGACACCTTCAACGCAGCCCCAGCGATGCCTGTGTAGGTAATCACGCAGGTGGATTTGTTCAGCGAAAAATTATAGGTTGACAAAATCCCTTCGTCCATCGCAATCGTCAATTTGACCGCTGAATTGCTTGTTGGGGTGAAGTTGGTGTTGGATGCAACGGTCAACGAGCCAAAACCTCGCTCCCGGTTTAGCGTTGCGGTATCGGCAAGGTCATCGAATAGACCACCCACCCGTGCAGCAGTGTTCGCCCCGGCAGCGGTTTCGTTGGTAATGGTTAATGCACTCGCTTGGAGTTGGCTTCGTGTTTGTACGCTCATTATGCGAAAGTTGAGTCAAAGGTTAGGTCAAAGACACCCTCGTCGGATGCCTCGTAAACATTGTAAGTAATCGTATTGGCGTAAGTGTTGAAGCCTATCGTTGCGGTTTGTATAAATGCCAAGCCCGTTTCAACGACCGCCAAAGCAGCGGCAACCGTGCTATTGGTATCGTAAACTTCATATTTATACGAGCCTGTTTCAAGCGACCCCACGGCAAGCGAAAATTGGTCATAGCGGTTGGTGTAGGAAGAAAGGTTGGCTGATTTCAGCAGGGTGTAGTCCGTCGTGGTATTCTTTGCGATGCTTGTGAGTCGCAAGATGTAGCGGTCCCCGGTACTGGCTCGCTCGGTCCAAGTAACCGTCAGGGTGTTGGTCGTGTCAGGGTTCAGGTAAAGCATCTACCCCTAAATGTACCGACCGCCCTTATTTCACAATTTGCGCCCAATCTGCCTGTATAGTTCGGCTCGTTTCTTAGCGGTTTCGGCCACGTTGAACCGTGATTTGATGTCCCTCGTGAGGTTGTCAGCCAAGCCCTTGCGAAGGTCGGGGTCAAGGATTAACTGCTTGATATACTTGTACCAGTCCTTGGGCTTGTTGTAAGGCACAAGAAACCCGTTCTCTCCGTGTCGGATGACATCGGTGTAGGGGATGGTTTCGGATGCGATGATGGCCTTGTTCATCCATCCTGCCTCGACCACCTTCAACTCGGATTTGAGTTTGTTGAACTTGGTATCTCGAAGCGGTGCAAGGGTAACGTTCACGAAGTTGTAGCCACCGACATACGAGTAGATGTCAGCAGCCTGAATGCGTCCGTAGTTCGGGTTGTTGCCTTGGTCGCTGATTATCTTTTCGTAGCCCTCGTAAACGGGGTTGTTGTCGTTCCACCCTCCGAGATAGAGGCGGTACTTGCCATCCAAGTTTGCGTCCCAGCGTAGTTTCTGCATCCCCGCACGGAGCAGTTCCATGTCCTCGCCATGCTGCGCCCCACCGAACCAACCGAACTTGACGAGGTGCTTGTCGGGTTCTTCTTCGGGGTTGGGGATGAATTGCTGATAGGCTTCGTAAGGCTCATTCTGCAAGATGCTCACATTGGCGTTTAGAGGCCGTATGCGGGCAGCAAGATGCTCGGTGGTACAGGTAACCCAATCAGCCAATTTGATGTGCTTACGGATAACGTCTGCGAGTTTGGTTTGGAGATAGTGGCGGTACATGATGTGGCCCGATTCAAGCACCCAGTAGTCGTCCAAGTCAAGGATGACTTTCGCTCCGTATTGGGTCAATGCTTTGTAAACATTTTCGACCTGCTCCATCGTCCCCTGACACCAAAGCCGGCTGAACAGGAACAGGTCAATCGACTTCAACCCCTCGTCGCTGATGGTCGTGATATTCTCAACGCAGACGTAATCAAATTCCGGGTAGTTGTCGCCCAAATATGCGTTCGGCATTTCAAGTCGGTAGAAACTGCACCCGGTTGGATGGGCGTTGTAAACGATGCAAATCTTCATGGCGTAAAAATAAGAAGGGCAGCCATTGCTGACTGCCCCTCTCAAACCTCAGATGATGAAAACCTAAGCCAAAGATACTACGAGCCGAGTATCTGTGCAGTCGATGGTGAAAAGACTGTGGATGCAATCGAGAACATCGGGTCGGGTTCCATCCCGGTCAAGGTCAACTCGTAGCCACTGCGGTCCCCGAAGGCAGTACCAGTTCCAGCGGTTCCAGCGGTTGCTTCCAAGCCGTTGGCAGAGCCTAACAACCAGTAGCGGTTGTTGTTGTCTTGGACGATGACGATGACACGGTTGCGTACCAGCAAGCGGAGTTCGTTGCGGACTGCGACTTGCAGTTTGTTGATGGTAAAGGTTACTTCAGGGGTATAGTAGATTGAACCGTTCTCAATGCTTGCGTTCAAGGTTTCAGTCAAAGACGAAGTGGCCTTGGTCAAGTCGTACTCGAAGAACCCACCCGAAGCGTACCCCGTGAAGCCCGTAACCGCACCTGAAAGGTTGGCGTTGCAGGACCCCGTTGGGATGAAGGATTGGACGTAAATTGTTTTGATTCCACCTACGGAATCACGGCAGCCGAGGGCGTAGCCAGTTGTTAAGGAGCAGGACATATGTGTGTTTGGGTTTTAAGTTACAAGAGAACAAAAAAGTGAGGGGAGGTTGCCCCCCCCCCTACACATTAGGCCAATCGGAAGTCAACAATCTGGTCGGGATAAGCGAACTGGACACCTGCTTTGAAGGCTGCTTGGAAGCGGACTTCGTCGTTGTCTTTGCTGAACCAAATTGAGAACTGCTCTTCGTCGCTCAACAAGTCGGTTCCGTAGAACAGGTTGCCGAGGTAGGTTGCAACGATGCGGTTGGTGTTGGTCAAGCCGGGGACCGCAATTACACGGACGTTTGTTCCGGGATAGATGATGTCCCCGTCAGCAAGTCCAGCCAAGTCAACTTGGTTGTACATAACGCCTGTGGAGGCTTTGAAAGCACCAATCAAGGTACGGAAGTTATTCCAACCGCAGAAGATTACGAGGTCAGTTCTTGTCAGAATGGCCTGTGGGATTTGGTTGTAGATGCCGTCGAAGATGGCAATAACGTTGTTTGTAGTGATACCAACGGATGCAGAAACCGCACCTGTGTTACCGCTGATTGTAGAACCCGAAGCAGCGTTCAAGAGTTGGTTGATACCGCTGAAGTAAGCGTTACCCTGCCAAATTGCATTCTCCAACGCCTCAGCGATGCGGAGAGCCTTCTGCTCGGAGAAAGCCTGCTCAAAAGGAACACCGTCGTAGGTAGAGCCAGCAGTCAACTGGGTCTGCATCCAATACTGCTCCAAGGAACGAGGACACAAGGTTTCTTGCACTTTCATACGGCCAACGGTGATGTTGCGTTGTGTGAACGCAGTCGTGCCTGAAGTTGTGTAACCGCAAGTGTCACCGCTCTGCAATACTGCATCGGTGTCCATGAGGTTTAACGCAGCAGCGAACTTGATGCCCACCTGCTTGGTGAACAGGGCTGCTGAACGGGCCGAGAACACGGCCTTGGTGATGAGAGGAAGCCTCTCTTGGTCGGTGTAGGAGGTTAATCCTGCAAAAGTAAATGCCATGGTTAGTGGGGGTTTAGGGGTTTAGTTTTTTTTGAGTGATTGGAGTGCTTGTGCGAGTGCGTTGAAGTTCTGCGAGGCTTGAGCCTTGCGTTGCTCAACGATTGCTGAACCGCTGTCCTTGGGGGCTTCGGCTGGGAGTTCGGAAACCTTCTCAACGATGTCGGCCATGGTTTCAACTTGGCTTGCGAAGGCAGACATTTTCTCTTTCATCTTTCCCATCTCGGCATAGGCTGCCTTGAGTTCTTCCATGATAGCGGAAAGGTGCTTGGCGACGATGGCCTCAACCATATCAGGAGTCATAGCGATTGGTGCTTCGGGCATTTCGGGGGCTTCGGGTTCTTCGGGAGCCACTTCAATCTCAACCTCTTGGGCAGCGACTGGTACTTCGGCAGCGATGACCTCGACGATCTTGCCTCCTTCGGTCTTGATCGTGCCAACGCCTTCAACAACATGTTCGCCATCGGGGGCAGGGAGTGTGCCGTCCTCGGCTACAACGTAAACGGCAGTACCAGCGACGAGGTCGCCATCCACACGGACAACCGTGCCGTCAACGAGTTTGTAGTCAGCAAATGACTGCTTTTGGGTGCTGAATTTGCGGAGTTCACTTCGCAGGGATTCGATTGCGTTTTTCAGGTTCATAGTTGATTGGATTTGTAGGTGGGGGTTAATTGTTGCAAAAAAGCGGTTAATTCGTCAGCGAGGCCAGCGAGTGCGACTTCCAGTTCGGATTCGGTCTTGTCCATCCCGAACAGGCCCTCAACGGAGAAACCCCGGAACAGGTTGCGGTTATCCCACACTTCGTCGTTCTCAACCTTGAAGGACCCGAACCAAGAGCCGTCGGGGGTGTCCTCGTAGCCCTTGGGTGGCATGATGCCACGCTCGGAGTCGGTGATGTAACTCTCGAACATAAACACGCCATCCAGTTCGGCGTTGTGGTAAGCGTTGACGTTGTGCTGGTTGCCCTGCTTGAAATACTTCTGCACGATTTTTCGGATGGTGGCTTTATCAAAGACGACATAGTACTCGCCATAGGTTTCGTCCTTGCGAAAGATGGGCGTGTCTGCAAGCATTAGTGGACCCGTGAGGACCCTCCGTTCGCCTGTTTCGGTGAACTTCTGCTTGGCTTGGCTGAAGGCTTGGAATGGCCTTTCAATCGCTGGCATATCGGTGAGGGCCACGAATTGGACCCCTTCATCCACCTCGTCCACGGTCATCCTGTAAATGGGTAGTTCCATAGTGGTAAATGTCCTACGCCCCTAAAGTTGCAAATTCCTCTAACCTCCGAACCCTGCGAGTACTTTGGGTGATGTCCCGTTCTACCACATAGGCTCGCATTGGGGATGAGCCTTGGCCTTGGCCTTGACCGAATCCAGACAGGTCGGTAACGTTCGGGTTTGCAAAGATTGCCGGGGCTGCTGCTGCACCCGGTGCGCCACCGCCACCTGCTGCTCCTGCCGGAACACCACCGCTATCCCCTCCGCCTGTAATGGCTTTGGCTCCTTGGATGCCAGCAGCGGTAATTGCTGCGATGCGTAAACCTGCACGAATCTTTGACAAAGTGTTGTAGGCTTTGAGTTGTGCTGCACCTGCTGCTCCTGCGGTTATAGCATTGGCTGGGTTTGCTGCTGCCATGACCGCATTTGCTGCCATCTCTTTTTGCAGGTTCACGATGACGTTGGCTACGGCAAGACCTTTCTCCAAGGTCAATGCAGCAAGAGCAAGACCCTTGCTTTCGTTACCAAAGGACTGCAAGATGTTTTGAATTGATTGCAATGAGTCCAAAACCACCTGTTTCTTGAAGTCGGCCAAGGTTTGCTCGTTCGCCTTCATGTCCTCGTTGAACTTGATGCGACGCTCCATCTCGGTCTGCATCGCTTGGGCGTTCAAAGCGTCTTGCCGGGCGTTTTGGTCAGCCGTAATCTGCACCAAAGCGTCAGCCGTTGTCTTGGCTTGCAGTACTTCGGTTTCAGCCATGATAGCCCTTGACCGGGCCTGCTCTTCCATCATTAACCTGCGAGCCTCTGCGGTCTTTCTATCCTCTTCTTCACGCTTCTTGTTGGCTTGAATCTGCGCCTCGGTGTGCTTCTCGTATGCGTCCCTGTAATTCGACAACGCTGCTTCTTCACGCATCAAAGCGTCCTCCCTCGCCTTGGCTGCGATGGCCGGGTCGGGTAGATTCAGGAACCTACGGACCGCTGCGGTCAGTTCGTCCCACTTGGCTATCAAAAGCCCTACGGCTGCGACTGCTGCACCGATACCCGTTGCAAGCAGAGCAATTCGGAACGCTTTCATCGCTCCCGTACTCGCACCGACTGCGGTTGCGTAGAGGGCCTGTGCTGCTGCTTGGCCTTGGGTGATTAGGATGGAGTCCTTGTTGAGCAGGTTGGCGACCTGTTGCACTCCGTTAGCGAGAGCCATCGCCCCTTGGACCTTCAACAACGCTTTCTGCAAGTCCTCGTTCTCGGACCCGAACAACGCTGCTGCACCCTGTGCGATTTGGAATCCAGCGGTAATCCCCTGCACGGCTGATACAAAGGTGTCGATGTTGCGAGTATCGGATGCAAGGTTCTTGATTCGCTGCGATGTATCCCCGATTTGGTCTTTGAGTTTCCCTGCCTCAACCTCCATTTGCTTGAACGCCTTGGTCCCGGATTCCCCAGCCAAAGCCATCTCGGTCAGGGTCTTTTGGAGTTCCCTAAGCCTTTGTTTAGCACTCGTCGTGCCCTGTGCGGTTGAGTCTTTAAGCCCTACTTCGAGGACGATTTCTTTAGTTACTGCCATTATCCGGGGGTTGGTAGTTCAGGGTTTACGGGTGGTTCATAGCCGGGGTCTGCTGGGTCGGGGTCGATAGGTCCATTCGGTAATCCAGCAGGGTCAGTCGTTACAGGCAGGCTCGTTACAGGTACGAACTCTGCAAGGTTTAGAATCCTTCGGAGCGTTACCCGGCACGGCTTCGCTTCGCCTACGGTATAGTCCCGAATCTCAAGCAACCTCCATCGTATGCCGTTGTAATAAATCGGCTTTCGGAAGTCGAGTTGGTAGATGTCCACGCAGTTCAAGACTGCCGTCAACTCCAACTGCAAGGCTTCCTTGGAGGTCGTTTCGGTGATGTAATTCAGCCAATACTTGTTGTAAAGGTTGTTGTTCGTGTAGGTGATTGGCGTACCGCTTGCGTTGACTGCATTGTAGAAGACCTGCCTCGGAATACCAAAGGCAAGGTCCTCGGTCGGTGCATAGGGGTTGTCAATGTGGCTCACGAATGGTACGTTGGCGACATATTCGCCCGTAGCAAACGAACCGCTCACGCCTGTTTGATAGAACCAAGACGTCGTTCCTTGAGCAATTGAGTTGTATTGTGCTAATCGATAGCCTGTGTTTAACTGCTTGACCGTACCGCTTGCCGTGCCTCCTTCCAAGTCCCAAGCCCTGCCGATGACCTTGTCGGTCGTGAACGAACCCGGTATCAGCGTTCCGGCCATTGTTTCGCAGACGAACTCGGACTTGCCATAGAAATTTTGCGTCAAGAACTGACGGCCTCCGTACCCTTCCTTCGCAAGTGGATTGCTCGACTTGTAGGTCTTGGACAGGTAATCGCCCATGTCTTTGTACTTAAACACAAGCGACTTGTATTGGTTCGGGTCGCCATTGGTCAACAACTGTTCTTGGTTTTCGTCAACCTTCTGCGTCCAGTCGATGGCTTCGCTTGAGTAGAAGTCCTTGAACGGCTCAATGTATAGGAGTTTTGGATCCTGTGCATCGGGCATGAAGTAAAGGTTGAACATCTTTTGAAGGTCAACGAGTAGATCGCTCTGCTTCACGTCAGCAGGGAGTGCGGTCCGCATATCAACGACTCCGATGCTTTGGGGGTTTTCAAGGCACTCCCAAAGAATTGTAGAGCCGGATGGCAAAGTGGTCAATGCGTTTCTATCCTCTCTGTATTCTACAATGACACGCTGATTCTCACGTAATTGCACGTTTTGAAAAACTGCGGACGATTTTGACGTTACCGAAAGAATAACCGTTTGGCTTGCAATGGTTCCGCTTGTATCAATATCCAACAACCTCAAAACACCTTGAGAGTCCCTATTTATTGGGGATGCCGTTGCTGGCTTGAAATCAAAACTGACATTCCACTTTGTAGGCAATACAGGGGCAACAAACGTGCTGGACGATGCGACCCAATAACCGCCTCGGTCATAGTAGGGGGCAACGGAATCATTCTGAAAGAATGCTTTTGTAAACGATGTTCCGAATGCATTTATGTTGCCAGTGGTTTGAGCAAAAATGTTCGACCCGGACAGGGTAACTGGTATCGTCCCAGCCGAGTAGGGCAGGACGAGTTTCTTGAACAGGGTCGAGTTGAAGAACGTGGAGGAATAGCGATAGCCTGCCTCGGCAAAAATGAGGTCCACCATCTTCTTGACGTAAATGGACGGCCCCATCTTCCAGTAAGGAACCGCAAACCAACCTTGCGTGATTACATCGGTGGCTCCGTAGGCATCCACTAAGCCATAGACGTAACCGCTCGCACCGCTTGCAGTCCAAGTCGCAGAAACGTGAGCCGAGGTAACCGTGTGGTTCATCCCGGTAACGCCAGCAGTATTTACCAGTAAGTTGTTTTGGATGGTTTGAAATAGGCTCACGTCCTCGGAGAACAGGCCGACTTCATAAGTTACTTCACCTTTGGTCTTGGACATCGAGAGGAGTTGCATCGCACCGCTGAACACTTGGACCCCGTCCTCCCACATTGCAGCACGAATCTTCTTGTTCGGTTGGAATCCACCGACGAATGACTGCACGTTGTAGGCAAACTTGAACAGGCTTGCGTTGGTTGTCGTATTAGGCAACTCTATCGTCTTGGAGAAAGACCCCCTCCGCTTGGTAATATCGTTGATGTCATCGATGCTGAACGTGATGGCTATGTCCGTGCCACCCATTGTATCAACTACATAGGGGACCTCAACGTCGGAATCGTTGAGAGGGTAGGCGATGAGGGTTACGCTCATAGGATGTTGTTCTTGTAGGCCACGGCAACCTCGACCTGCAACTGCGTCAAGCGGTCGTTCCTTCGGGTCGTGAATTGGTAGGTGTTGGCGTTCACAATGGCCTCAACGAGTTGCCCATCCAGTTCAAGCCATACCTGCCCCGACCTGACCATCTCAATCAGCCAAGCCGACTCGGCATCGGTCAGCCAATCGGAATTGAGGGCGTAAACGTAGTCGAACTCACCTGCCCAAACTTTGTCATAGGTTGTAGTAGCATAAACGTCCGAGTTGTACCCGAAGGTCTGCCTGCTGATGTTGGCCCGCTTGCGGTTCTTCAGCGTGAAGGTGTAGGAATCAATACCTCCGTATTTGTTTTGAAAATGGACAGGGATGGAGTTGAATCGCTGACATTGCCCGATGATGTAGCGTTGACGAATCGTGATATTTGACCCCTTTTGAAAGTAAACGTCGTAGAAGTCCCCTGCATTGCCTTGGAACAGGTAATCTCCGGGGTTACCGTCCGAGCATTGCCCCGACGTGAGGGCTTTGAGGTTCATCGGCCCGACCCCGAAGCGGATAACGGTCGAACCCGACGTGCCTGATGCAGAAACATCGAACTGCCTTGCAAAGGTCCCGCCTGTTGCACTCCAGTATTGGATGTAAGCCTTCTCGACCCCGTAGTTGAACTGCCCGATGGAAAGCCATCCGTAGCCGTCCGCATAGACGGTGCGAGTCGTCGGGGTTGTCAGCATTCGGGTTGTGTCGTTGACGATAGCACCGCTCGGAAAGTACAAACCACCGCTCCAAGTCGCAAGTTCTAACTGCTCCAAGTTTCCAGCAAAGGAAACATTCCCCGACAACGTAGTAACCGTTCCCGTCTGCACGACTGGAGTGTTGCCGTATTCTTCCATGAAGTCGAGCCTGTATCCCGAATAATAGCCAGCGTGGTCAACAAAGCTTGTTTGGGTCAGCGATGGCTTGGTGGGAGTTATCAGGGTTTCAACGACCTTGGCAACGTCAAAGAAGCCGTAACTGGTTGTCGGTAACTTGTCGCACTTGAGCCGTGCAAGGGTGGTCCCTGCTGGGTTCTTGACATCGCAGACGTACCTGTAATTGGGTTGTGCAGTCAGCGAACCGCTGACCTTGAAGAGCATCTTGTTGTACACGGGGGTTGCCACTTGGGGCGACCCAGAAAGGACGGTTGTTGCCATTTTATAGTTTGGTTGCTACGCTTATGGATTTGCCAAGGACCTCTGCGATATTCTCGGTCAGGACCTGAATCATTTCGGGGGATAGGGCGTTAGACATGAAGTTCGTGGCCCGTGTTCCTCGTTGGAATACCCAATAGGCTACCGACCTACCATCCACTAATCCCTGCTCCTGCTTCGTCCGCATCCGCTTGAGTTTGCGTGAATAGGTTGGCACAACGGGTTTTTCCTTATTTGCAATCCAATCGGCCATCGCTTGAGCAGGTGGGAACTTGTCCCTGTATTGGAATGGCGACCTCGGAGCCTTTGCACTTGACGTTTTGCCTCGCACCCCTTGGTCAACATACTTCCAATAGGGGTTGGCCATGATAGCCACGACGATTTGCTTTGCGGATAGTTCGATGTCTTCGGGTGCGATGGATGCCGATAGCGTTCCCCCTGCGTTGGCGTTGGCTGCTTCGAGGTTTTTCTTCGCAAGTTCGATGACCCGTTCAATCCACTTGACCAGCACGTCGTGGGTTGGCGACTTGCCTCCACCTTTGGGTCCGACAACTGAACCAATCCCCTCCAAAGCGGTTTGGTCGATGCCCTTCATCGAACCGCTGCCGAACTTGCCTACGGGCTTACCATTGGCGAGGATGGTTGTTTCCATGTGGGTAAATGTAACCCGTGCCGGATAGTGTCTATCTGCGCCTTGCCCTTTCCGCTTCCATCCTCTCCGCCTCCAAAATATCGTGAATCAGGAGGGCATAGTTCAAGAACTCCACCGCCTTCATTGCGAAGATGGCATCGAACTTGAGAACGTCCTTGTTTGCCATCCGCCACACCACCATCAGCCAACCGTAGCCTGCAAGCGGACTTACGTCAACTCCCCTGCCTTCGTCATCAGGTGCTTGGAATAGTCGCTCAAAACTTTCAAGTAGGATTCTGAACTTAGCAAAAAAAAACTAACAACCCCCCAAACGTCCCCGACTTTAGCGTACTTCTTCATCAGTTCGGCTCGCTCCGCATGGGCAGCCCCGTCGTACTTCTTTGGAAACCACCCCATGAAACCGCCTTCCCGGCATAGAGTAGCCATGATGCGGTGGAGGTTTTGGAGCAGTTGCTTTTCGTCCGTGGTGTTTGCGTCCATGAGTTCTATCAACTGCCCAGCGGTTAACTCATCCGTGAACACGGTCGGAATCCACCACTTGCCCCCGGCTTTGAACTTTCGTTTGTACCCAAGGGCAGGCAATGCGTTCCACTCGCTGATAATAGCCTTGTAACGCTTTAGGACGCTCTTGGCGGGCATCTCTCGGACAAGTGATATGTCCACCCCCTCAACGATTGCGACGACCCCTGCACGCTTGTCGTAATCTCCCAGCACGCTGCTGAACTCAATGGCTCCGATGCGTTGGAACTGGTCAATGGTGAGGTCTTGGAGTTTCATAGCCATAACTTAGGTCTTGAATTGCAGCGAATTTCGGGAACGACAACCATAGGCAGGTCGTTAAGCAGGGCGAGGTTGGTCAGGATGCTTTGGTCGTGCCTGTGGTCAATAAAGGACGGATGATTCGGATACTCGCTTGGGTCGTCATTCACGGCCTTGTCAACGTGGAGCCACTTGGACCATTCGTACATGAGGTCAATCGTGAAGTCGGTCTTGCGTAGTCCAAGGAACCCTGCCTCTATCTGCATCGGTTTCTCGTTGAAGAATTGAAGGCAGTCCATCAAAGCGTAGCAGTCGCCCTTGGTGTATGAGATATGGTTGTGGAAGTTTTGATGCAACAGGATGGGGTTGTCTTGCAAGTATTGCTTCGCAAACTCAAAGCAGCCATCCCCGTGCAGGTCTTGGGCATCCAAGTAAAGCAGGGCTTCGTCCTCCTGCAAGTCAAAGAGAGCGTCAAGGATGATTTGAGGCTTCCACCTCCACCAGTTGTTGCCCCTGCCTTCACGTTTCTCGTCCTCGGTCGTTGTGATCGGGAAAGGGTACTGGTTAGCCTGCGCCCTCGCTGCTGGAAGGTACTCGCTCGTTGCGTAGTTGACCCCGACCAAGTACATATCAGAACCCGTGAGAATTAGCGAAGGCGTGCTTGAATGCAGCCACGTTGTAAGGGATGTCAGCAAACCTCTGCGAGTAGGCTCGCTCAAGGATGTGGCCGACGTGGGGAATAGCGACCAAGTCCTGCTCAATGCAAGCGATGGTTAGGTCAAGGTAGGAATCGTCCCAAGTCAGCGTGTAATTGGAAGTTACAGGCACGACGGGTTGATAGAACTCCTTTGCACCCCTTCCGGTCAGTTGCTTAATGTGTGGCTCGTAGTTATCGCCACACGACCAGTAAGGCACAACGTCCACAGGGACTCGGAAGTAAGCGCAGTAGGCTCGTTGGTCAAAGTCGCCTGTCTTGGTTAAGTCGTACTCGAACAGGTTCACGACATCGCCCGGCTTGATGTAGCCGTTCTTGGCTAAAGCATACCACCCCGTCCAAGCGACGAGGTTACGATGGCTCTCAATGTTGTCGGGTTCATCTCTTGCAACGATATGGTCAAACTCAGCCATGCCGTCAAAGTCCTTGAACCCAAGCATGACCCAAGTGTAGGGAAAGAAGTCCCTGAACCTTCCCTCGGCTTCGCATTGCTTCACGATGTCGGTATCGTGGCAGAAAATGTAAGTTTTTGCCTTCATTTCTTGTAAAGAGTTAAAAGCATTCTGCCTCGTTGGTCCGTTGACCCCTTGGCTTCGTGTGGTTGCAGTTGGCTCGTAAGGTTGACCATCGTCAGCAGTTCGGCATCGTGGATGACCATCGTCCCACCGGGGTTGAGGGCTTTGTTGAACAGTTCGACCATT